CTCTGGAAGAGCAAGCGCAGCCGAACCCGTTGGCGCAGGCAGGAGCACAGGCGGAGCTTCAGGAGACGGTCGCCTCGGCCAAGCTCAAGGAAGCGCAAGCCATCAAGGCCATGGCGGACGCTCATGCAGCCACACAGCCACAACCAGGCGCACCCGGCCCAACCATGCTGGATGCAGAAGAAACCATGGCCAACATCCGCAACAAGGATGCCAACACAGCCAAGACGATCGCAGAGACCCAGCGGACACAGGTCGAGACCGCGCTGAAGCCCGCCGAAATGGCGCATCAGCAGCGAGAAGCCGCGCTTGGTCGAGAAGAGAGATTGACGATGCACCGGGACCAGCTATCCCGCGCACCGCAATAAGGAGTCGCCATCCTTCTAAAGGGCGATTTCGGGAGCTGATCCCGTCTCATCAGCAGAGTGCCGCCGACTTGACGGGCGTTTCGCATGAGGTGTCGCCAACCTTCAAAGGGCGTTTCGTGAACCACTCCCACGACATTGGAGACATGCAGCAATGGCCGATCTTTCGGACAGTGAACTTTTCGATTCCGTCGCTTCGGGCAATTCCGCTTCGGAGCTTCAACCCGAGCCAGTCGTAACTCAGCCATCATCGCAGCCGCGCGACGACAGCGGGCGCTTTGCAAGCCAGCAGGTGGAGACACCGGCCCAGCCGCAGGCGCCAGCCGTAGAACCGCAGCCCCAGACCCCTGAGCAGCCCCCCAGCAATGGCAACGCTGTTCCGGTAGGTGCGGTGCAGGCAGAGCGCGAGAAACGTCAGGAAGCCCAGCGCGAAGCTGAAGCTCTCCGACGTGAAATCGCGGAACTCCGCGGCATGGTCCAGGCAGTTCGCCAGCCAACACCGCAGCCACAGCAGGAAAAGCAGCCGGTCTCGATCTTCGAAGATCCTGAAGCCTTCCTGCAATCCCAGTTTGATCCTTATCGAAACGAGCTCAACGAGCTTAAGGAACAGCTTTGGGAGTCCAGAGCAGCTAGCATCCACACTCAGGAGGCTGTCGACGCCGCGAAAGAAGCCGCCAACGCTTTGGCTGGCACTCCTCAAGGCCGCGCTCTGCACCAGCAGATTACGACGGGTGGGAACCCGTTCGACAATCTGGTGAAGTGGCACAAACAGCAGCAGGCGTATGCCCGAGTGGGCAATGACCCTGATGCATGGCTCAACTCGGAAATCGAGAAACGCCTATCGGACCCGACCTTCCTGGCACAAGCCGTGGAACGTGCCCGAGCAGGCGCAACACCAGCCCCCGGAAATCGCCAACAACAGCCCGTCACGAGCATCCCGCCATCTCTAGCCCGCCTTCCTGCCGGTGGTAACGCACCGCCTCAAGGCGACACGAGCGATGGGGCGCTGTTCGATTCCGTCACGTCACGCCGCCGCGGATAAGGTCCGCCTCGGCAGCACTCTGGAGCGAGCCACATGGCACTCACGCAAAACCATCCGAACAACGAACTGATCAAATTCCGCACAGACGTCGCCTATGACTTCCTGCGGTCTTCCCGGTTCGATCCCTACATGGGCTCTGACAGCACGTCTGTCATCGTCCGCATGTCCGATCTCGAAGCAGACGGCAAGGAAATCCGCGTCCCTCTGGTCACTCAGTTGAGTGGCGATGGCGTCGGCGCCGGCACTCTGCGAGGCAACGAAGAACAGATCGACAGCTACGGCATGCCGGTCTGGGCAGACTGGGCACGTAACGCTGTTGCCAACAACCGCGCCGTGAACAAGGAATCGTCCTTCAGCATTCGCTCGACGGCACGAAGCCTTCTCCGCGGCTGGTCCAAGCGCATCGTGCGTGACGACATCGTGGACGCTCTCCTGTCCATCCCGACGTCTTCGATCCAGTCCGGCCGCTTCTCCGCACCGGGCAACCGCGTCAACGGTATCAAGTGGTCCGCCGCTTCTGCAGCCAACAAGAACGCATGGGTTACCGCGAACGTCGACCGTGTGGTCTTCGGCTCGGCCATTTCGAACTACTCCACGACCTTCGCGACCGCTGTGGCGAACGTCGACTCCACCGCCGACAAGATGTCCGCTGCTGTGGGCTCCCTTCTGAAGGATCAGGCCAAGCAGACCGGTGTCGACCCGAACAACCCCGGCGTCTACAACGGCCGTCCCAAGATCAATCCGTGGATGATCGAGGAACTGGACCAGGAATGGTACGTCTGCTTCCTCGGCTCTCGCGCCTTCCGCGATCTCAAGGCTGACCCGGTCATGTACCAGGCCAACCGCGATGCTCGTTCTCGCGAGAACAACCCGGAGAAGAAGAACCCGATCTTCACGGGCGGCGAACTGGTGTTCGACGGGATCATCTACAAGGAAATCCCGGAAATCACCCAGCGCCTTCTCCTGAAGGGTGTCGGTGCTGCCTCGATCGACGTCGAGCCGGTATTCCTCTGCGGTCAGGGCGCTCTCGCCTATGCCCTCGGTCAGATGCCGCGTCCGACCCAGCTTGAAGACGGCGACTATGACTTCGTGACCGGTCTCGGCATCGAAGCACAGTACGGCATGGCGAAGATTGCAAAGGCTCCGCTCTCTGCGGGCGCTGCCGCAACCGTCGGCCAGCTCGTCGATTGGGGTGTCGTGACCGGTTTCGTCTCCGGCGTTGCCAACGCCTAACAGCCGGGAGCCGGTTAGCGCCGGCTCTCCTCTCCCTTCCAACGAAACGTAAAGGAGATCGGCAATGGCTGATCGGATCGCATACGTCCAGCCACAGGTTGGCAACCAGGGCTTTGCCCGAACCATGAAGACGCTAGGGGGCGCGCTTGCTCTCCTGGCGGCTGACGCAGCAACCGGCAATACCGTGCAGGTCGTGAAGGCCCCCAAGGGCTTCGTCCTCACCGGCGTCTATCTCGCCCTGACCGACATCGACACCAACGGTTCTCCGACGGTCTCGGTAACGCTCGGTGACGCTGGCGACGATGACCGCTTCGTTGCGGCATCCAACATCGGTCAGGCCGGTGGCTCGACCACAACGCTTGCATCGACGGGCCTCTACTACGAGTTCACGGCGGACACAGACATCGCTCTGAAGTTCGCCACGGGCTCGGCTACGGCTGCCGCTGGCACCGCGACGGCGTACCTCACCGGCTTCATGAAGTGAGGGTGACCATGACCAAGGTTACCTACAACGCCCCGAAGGGTGATGAGCGCGTGGTTGAAATGCGCGGTCATACCTTCTTCGACGGCCAGCCGGTCGAGATCGACGATGAAGTCTTCCTCGAGAAGCTGAGCACCAACCAGCTCTTCGAGGTTGCTGAGCGCAAGGCCAAGGCACCAGCCAAGGCCAAGGCACCAGTGGAAGGCCTCAAGGCCGTCCACATCGCTGGTGGTCGCTTCAAGATCGTCGACGGCGACGTGACGGTCAAGGAAGGCCTCAACAAGTCTGACGCCGACGCATTCAACGCCCTGTCTCCCGAAGACAAGGCCGAATACGTGGCTTGAAAACAGGAGTGGCGGTGATGAAGACCCGTACAGATCTGATTACCGCCACTCTCAAGCTCCTCCAGGCTGACGGCGGCATTGGCCAGATGCCCGAGGCCGAAAACGTCACCGATATCGATCTGATTATGGATGGCGTGCTCGACGAGATGAGCGAGCTTGGCGCCTATTCGCCGGATGACTACCAGACCTTCGAAGACAAATACATCGACCCCCTGGCCACCGTGATCGCCTACACGGCAAATCCCTCCTACGGCTCCGCTCGCAGCGAAGACAGCCGGGACGCAGCTATCAGGCGTCTCCGAGCCATGAAGCCGTCCACATACGTTACCGGAAGCACTCTCGCAGTGGATTATCTCTAAGCCATGGTCGACATCGTTTTCCCGACATCGACGGCGCCTGGTGCGCGTCCCGGCGAGGGCTCCGGCCGTCTGATCAATTGCTACGCGGAGAAGCTCGACGATGGCGCACGCGCACCCTTTGCACGGCGTAGGGTGCCGGGGCTGACGTCTGTCGCCTCGACCGGCTTCAACGGCTGCCGCGGCTTCCACTACCACAACGGCACGCTCTACGTCGCCCAGTCGGGACGGCTGCTGAAGATCACCAAGTCCGGCTCTGTCTACAGCGTCACCAACCTCGGCTCTCTGCCGGGGACTGGACGCGTGACCTTTGCCCGCAACAACAAGGCACCGGTACCGGATATCCTTTGCACCACGGAAAACGATACCTACGTCATCAGCAGCACTCTGGCGCCGGTAAGTCTTGGCGACGGTGATCTGCCGCAGGCGCTGACGATAGACTTCATCGACGGCTACTTCGTCTGGGCGATCCGTGACGGTCGGGTGTTCTTCTCCGCCATCAACGACAAGACCGTCTCGGCTCTCGATTTCGGCAAGGCGGAAAGCCATACAGGCGGCATCTATCGGGCTGTGGCCTTTGGCGAAATGCTTTTGCTCTGCGGTCCAAACGCGATCGAGTTCTGGCAGAACGCGGGCAATGCGACGGGCTCACCATTCTCCCGCTCTGCTGTCATCTCGCGCGGTATCGCCGGCACCTTCGCCATAGCCGGCAATGAATACGGCTTCTCGGCTCTGATCTTCGTCGGAGACGACAATGCGGTCTATCGCCTCGATGGCGGATACCAGCCAACGAAGATCTCCACGCCGGACCTCGATCGCCTGATTGCGGCGACAACGGACAAGACGAAGCTTGATGTCACCGTCGCGGTGACAGAGGGCCATCAGTGGGCAACGGTATCGGGTCCGGACTTCTCGTGGACCTACGAGCTCGCAACCGGCTTCTGGCATGAACGGGCAAGCTATCTGCAGGACCATTGGCGCGGTGTCTGCTCGACTCAGGCCTTTGACGGCTGGGTGATCGGAGACCGCCAGACGGACTCAGTGTGGATGCTCGACCCGAACCAGCAGAGCGAGGGCGGTCACCCGCTGGTGATGCGGGTAGACTCCCTTCCTGTCGTCAACTTCCCGAACCGCGTGGCCGTCAACCGCATGGATTTCGACATCATCGTCGGTCAGGGCATACCGCAAGGCCAGCAGCCTATTCAGAGCGATCCGGTATGCCTGATCTCATGGTCGGACGACGGCGGCAATCACTTCGGAACGCCTCTGAAGCGCGCTCTCGGGCCTCTGGCGAAGCATAAGACGCCGGTAACGATCAACCGGGCAGGGATGAGCAGCCGATACGGGCGAGTGGTCCGGATCGACATCTCAGATCCCGTCTACGCCTCGGTATTAGCCGGCACGATGGACGCAGCGGCGAGGGTGAACTGATGGCCAGTACTCTAGCTCCGCTCTCTCCGCTACCTCCGCCTGGTCAACGGGTTCTGGAGGCAAACGGCACCATGAACCGGGATTGGTATCTCTATCTTCAGCGCCTCGATCAGCACATTCGCGAGGTCGAAAAGCGGCTAACGGCCGGAGGGTTATAAATGGGTTTCCTTGGAGCGCTGACAGGTAGCGACGTCGGCAAGGCGACGAAGGCGGCTGCCAATCAGAATAAGAACCTGATCACCGGCTTTCAGACCACCGGCAACCAAATCATCAACACCGGTGAAGACAAGTCCGGCGCTGCTCTGGATAGCGCGGTCGGGGCATATCAGCCGTGGGTTGGAACCGGCGAGCAGGCAAACACGCTCTATGCGGATGCTCTCGGCCTGAACGGGACTGCAGGCAATGCCAGAGCTACCGGAGCGTTCCAAACGGGGCCGGGGTACGATTTCGCGCTGAAGCAAGGCGAGCAATCCGCTCTTCGCGGTGCATCCGCTGCCGGCATGCTCAACAGTGGCAACACGCTCACGGCTCTCACGCAGTTTGGACAGGGGCTAGCAGATCAGGAGTACGGTTCATGGCTCGATCGGCTCAACGGCGTCTCTGGACAAGGACTCTCCGCCGCTGGTGGTCAAGCCCAAGGCTATGGCGCAAAGGCCGATCTCTATCAAGGCACTGCTGATGATCGTCTTGGACTCGAGAGCGGCGTTACGCAGGGTCTGATGGGCGTCAACAACCAGATTGCTCAGGCTCAGGAAGCCAAAACGTCAGCACAAGGCGGATTCCTCGGTGGTCTGCTCAAGGGCGGTATCGGTCTGGCAACGAAGGCAGCTTCTGGAGGTCTTTTCTGATGGCGAACATCGCTAGCCTTGTTCCCCAGAGCGTCAGCATACCACGCCCGGATAACTCGTGGCTGGATGGCATCGCGGACTCGCTTGGCGGACTGGCGCAGGAGCTCGGCGCTCGGAAGGCATTCAGCGGTCTTGCCGATCGTATCCAGCAGGGTGGCGGGTTTGTTGCTCCCCAACAGGGCGGCGGGTTCCTGTCGCGTCTGACCGGTGGAGCC